GTTTTGGTATGATAAAAATAATAAAGATGTAACTTTTGTTGATAACAGAAAGTTTTATGAAAAATTATCGAGTGGACATGTTGTTAATGTTAATCCAGATGTATTAGCTGATTTTACAAATTTGCCTTTTAAAGATAATGAGTTTGATTTAATCGTATTTGATCCACCACATTTAATATACGCAGGTGAAAATAGTTGGCTAGTAAAAAAATATGGAAAGTTAGATAAAAAGAATTGGCCAGAAATTATATTCAAAGGCTTTAATGAATGTAATAGGGTTTTGAGTGATAAAGGAACTTTAATATTCAAATGGAATGACACTCAAATTCATGTTAATGAAATTTTAAAAATAATTAATAGAACACCACTATTCGGAGACAAAAGAGGTAAGACAAGGTGGTTAGTTTTTAATAAAATTATTGAAAATAAAAAAGTTTAAGGAGGGTTAACAATGAATATAGAAAACTTTAATGAAAAGTATGATAGAGAATACACGGAACAAGCAGTGGAAATTTACAAGTACGCTAAATTTGATAATTGGTTTAAAGTGTTGAAAGATATATTTTCTTACACACACAACGCTTTATACGACGGTGATAGAGAATTTTATATAATTTATCGAAATAAATGTAATGATAAAAATATTAGAGTTACGGTAACGAAAAGAATTTCTGACTTTTTGGTTGAATACGAAACAAATGATATAAACTTTGTAAATTTTTTCCCTAATATGGTTAAATATGAAATATTTGATTCACTCGACGAAGTTTATTATGACTTAATGTATTTTTTAGAAATAGTTACAGATTATTCAAACTTTACACCGTTAGAATTACCGAAGTTAATAGATAAGAAAAAGAAAAAAATAAACTGGTTGCATGCTACGAGATACATTGCCGGTATTAAATATCATTATAAGGAGGTTTAAGGAGATGAACTTTAGAGAAACAAGAAAAGCTAATGAATTAATTGATGAAATAGAAAATTTAGATATCTTAATATTTGACCTTCAACATACTGAAAGAATTTTAAAGGTATTCACTAGTCATAAAGAAGTGAGTATAAAGAAGAGCCATAAAACTAAAATTAAACAAGCTCTATTAGAAATTAAAGGTGAACTGGTTAAAGAGTTAAAAGAGTTAGGAGTTACGGAGGTTTAATAATGAAGTACATATTAAGTATTGTAATGAAAAACGGTGAAACAATTAAAGTGATAGGAACAGAAAAGGATATGGATAATTTACAACATGCTATAGTTTATGCTGATAGTTATCCGAACGTTATATTTTGGATAGATAACCTTGAAATAAACGCTAAAGATATAAAAGACTTTTATTATGCCAAGATAATAAAGGAGATAAAAAGAGATGAGAGGATGAAAATTGACGATAGAGAATTTGAAATAATATTTACAATGAAAGACGATGAAACTATTTGTGTTAAGGCTAGTAAAAACACTGTTGATAATGTATATAAATTACATAGAGATTTAGATGAGATCAAAGGAAATATAATACTAGATTTTGATGGTAAGTTAATTGATTTAAAAGAAGTAGACTATTTTAGATGGTATACAATTTAGGAGGGAAAAGAAATGAAACAACCTAAAGTATTTACTATGTATTTATGGAAAGCACTAGAAGTAGAATATATTAACTTTAAGGATGAAAGAGTTAAAGTTTACGATGAAGAATATAATGAATATCATTTTTATGATTTAAAAGATGTGAAATTCATGGAGAATACAGGTTTTAAAGATAGAAACGGAACTTATATATATGTTGGTGATATTGTTAAAATATCAGATAAATATTTTGAAGTCACATATATACCATTTAAAGGCTTTGTATTGAAAAGAGAAAATTATATTGACGGTATATATTTATCATTAGAGGTAAATGCAGATACAACTAGTGTTGTAGGTAATATTTACGAAAATAAGGATCTATTGTATGTGTAAGATGAAATGGAATAAAGCATATTTACGCAAAGTGACTGATGAAGAGTTAGCTGCTGATAAAGACTTATTAGAAGATGATTTAATATGGGACGGAGAAATACCAAGTGATCTATATACACGTATAGTAGTAATTTATGATTATACTAATTGGCTTGATAACGATATACGAGTGAATTTGTGGTTAGATGTACTTTTAAGGTATTATCGAGAAGATATGAAAAACGATGTTATATACTGGGTGGAATTGCCAGTAAGAGAATTGAGGAGGACTAAAAGATGAAGAAATTTGGCATAGAAAGTATATTAGGATTTATAGTGATCGGGATAATAACTTTTTCAGTTATAATTGGATTGTTTTCTGGTTACAAAGCTTTAAACAGTAACAAAGATCTTTTAAAAGTAGACTACAATTTTAAAAAAGCAGTAATAAAACTACCTAACAATGAAGTAGTTACTGGAGAAGTTGAAGAATGGACTACATATGATAATAAAGATACTGTAAAGGTTAAGTTAAAAAACGGAAAACAATATTTAGGACATTCGAGTGATATTGTTTTATATAACGATTAGGAGGACTAACAATGAAATGGAATAAATTAGAATTAAGAGAATTACCTATAGAAGAACAAGACGGAGATAATTATAAAACTATGTGGTATGGACCTATACCAGAACTTGGCGAAGAAGTGTTAGTTACTGTACCTTTATCTTCTGGGAAGTTTATTAATACATATACTGATGCGTGGATAGAATTTGATAACGGAGTAGGTTTTGAATGCACGGATAATGATGTTATTTACTGGATGAAAATGCCACAATATAATGGAGAATTAGACGATTAGGAGGACTAAAAATGAATAACGAAGAATTACAAGAAAAGTTTGAACAATTAGCAAGTGAAATGGATTGGATTAAAACTAAGTTGGTTGACTTGTTAGAAGAAAAAGGTTTAGCACCTGTGAAAACATCTTACGAGGTAAAAGTACCAGAAGATATTGGAACGTACTATACAATTAATGCAAGAGGTGAATTGCAAAGTTTAAATTTTTACCCTGATTTTATTCGAGAACAAATATACAAAAGAGGTGAAGCCTTTGAAATTAGTGATAATGCTATCTTATACGGCAAAGAAAAGTTGTTATTGAAAAAAATGGAAGACTGGGCCGAAGAACAAAACGAAGGTTGGTATCCAATTTGGGAAAATGGTGATGATAAGTTTTATATAATTTATTTCCATAATTCAGAAAGTTTTTCTGTTTGCAGTGATTGGAATTGTAGTTTATTTAACAAACTACCTTATTTCAAGAGCGAAGAACTAGCGCGAGAATTTATCAAAGAGTTTGGCGAGGAAATCAAGGAGGTACTTTTATAATGGAAGCGATAATCGAATTTTTTAAAAATGGAATAGCAGTAATATTTTACGGAATAATATTTATTTTTGGAGTGTTTACTCTATATGCGATGTTTAAAGGAATTGTTAAAAAAATATTTAATAAGATGTTTACAGAGGACGAATAGATGTTAACAGTAATTGGTTATTTAATAGGTGCAGTAGTTTTAGGTGCGTTGTTTTTTAGTTTAATTACAACGTTATTCGTAGGTTATTTAATTGTTAAGAGTTACAAGGAGTGGTGGAAGAAGTGAAGCAAAGAACGGGTAATAAGAAAAAACAATATCTTGAGAAAGTAAAATTATATGAACATAGAATTGACTCATTACAAAGGCACTTAAAAGCCGAAGAACACCGTAAGACGCAAGTAAAGGCGATTGATTATTCAAAAGAACAAATCAAGGGCGGTAATGTGAGTAGCTGGGAAGCGTTAATCGATAAAACGGATAAATACAAGCAAGATATTATTGAAACGTCGCTTAAACTTGTTGAATTAAGAACGGAGATATTAGAAATTATAAACAAGGTCGAGGACCAACGTTACGCTTTATTACTTACGTTGCGTTATGTTGAGTGTTTGGAGTGGCCAGAGATTGAGAAGATTTTCGATAGAACAAGAAACACACTTGACCAATGGCACACTAACGCACTAGCTTCGATATGGATACCTAATTTATAGTAATATATTTTAATATATAACAATATATCATTATATATTACTTACTATTAGTTCGTGTACAATTATATTACTTAGCGTGCTATAATGTTAAAGTAGAAATTTTTCAGTAGACCTCCTTTCATAAGATAATATTAATACGACAGATACTACATTTTTTTTACATCATAAAATACTGAAATAACTACAAAATTAAGAGAACGTCAGGAATGGCGTTCTTTTTATTTTACGGAGGAAAAAAATATGCAAATTATTGAAATAGATATTAATGATATTAAGCAGTATAAAAACAATGCAAAAATACATACTAAAAAGCAAATTGAACAAATTGTAAAGTCTATTGAAAGATATGGAAATAATGACCCTATCGCTATTGATGAAAACAATACGATAATCGAAGGTCACGGCAGGGATTTAGCTTTAAAGAAATTAGGATATACAGAAGTGCCGGTTATCAGGCTGGAGCATTTAACAGAAGAACAAAAACGGGAATATATACTAATTCATAACAAACTTACTATGAATACCGATTTTGATTTAGAAACTTTAAAATCAGAATTAGATTTTATTAATTTTGATATGACCGAATTTGATTTTGATATTTTTGAAAATATTCCAGATGAATTTGCTGAAGAAAATCCGTACACCACTAAAATAACTACACCTACTTACGAACCAACTAAAGAACAAGCACCAGAAATTAGCGAACTATACAACATGGATAAAGCGAAACGATTGATTGAACAAATAGAACGGTCGGATCTCAAGCCTGAAATTAAAGAATTTTTAAAAATAGCTAGTTACAGGCACGTTGTTTTTGATTATAGAAATATTGCCGAATTTTACAGTCACGCTGATAAAGATACTCAAGAATTATTCGAAGATAATTTACTAGTTATCATTGATTATAATAAAGCAATAGAAAATGGCGTAATAAATATTACTGCTGATATAGCGGAGTTAGCAAATGAATAATTTTTGCGTGTTTATTTTAAGTCACGGTCGTGCAAATAATGTAAAAACATTAGAGACGCTTAAAAAGGCAAATTATACTGGTGACTGGTATATCGTTATTGACAATGAAGATAGTACAGCAAATGAGTATTACGAAAAATTTGGTAAAGATAAAGTTATCATGTTTGATAAGTTGGAAATTAGCAAGACGTTTGATACTTACGATAATTTTAATGATAGGCGTACTATTGTTTATGCTAGAAATGTTTGTTTTAAATTAGCTAAAGAAATGGGCTATCGTTATTTCTTGCAATGTGATGATGATTATAAAAGTTTTGAATACAGATACGCTAGCGAAGGTAAATTAAAAATAAAAAAATGTACAAACTTTGATAAAGTTTGCGAAAGTATGTTGAGATTTTTAAAAGATACTAACGCTCATACAGTTTGTATGGCACAAGGTGGCGACTTTCTAGGTGGACTACAAGGCGCTAACTGGCAAAAAGGTATTTTACGAAAAGCGATGAATTCATTCTTTTGTGACGTTGAAAAGCCGTTTCAATTTGTAGGTAGGATAAACGAAGATGTAAACACGTATACTACATTAGGTTCACGTGGTGTATTAATGTTAAGTGTTACAAGAGTAATGTTAACACAAGTGACAACACAAAGTAATTCGAAAGGTATGACCGAGGTTTATTTGGACGGTGGAACGTATCTTAAAAGTTTTTATTCGGTTATCTCCTGCCCGTCCGCAGTTAAAATTAGTTTAATGGGAGCAAGTAACAAGCGAGTACACCATAAAATTTACTGGAATAACTGCGTGCCGAAAATCCTATCAGAAAAATATAAGAAATAAGGAAGTGAGGCGATGGCAAATGAACAAAATTTGATACCCGCTAACAAACGAAGCAAGAGCGAAGCTAGAGAAAATGGAAAAAAAGGTGGCATTGCTTCTGGAAAAGCGAGAAGAAAAAAAGCTGATTTTCAAAAGGCTTTAAAACTTGTTTTATCTTCAGAAGTATCTAACGAAAATTTAGCGGTTGCATTAGAAAATTTAGGTTACGAGAAAACTAATGAAATGGCAATAGCGCTCAATACCGTTCAAAAAGCGGTAAAAGGTGATTTAAGGGCCGTTGAATTAATTGAACGTAGTACAGCTATGATGAACAAAGATACGCTAGATAAAGCGGAGCAAAAAGAACGTATTAAGGCTTTACAACTAGAAAATAAACGTAAAGAATTAGAATTACAAAACATTTCTGATAATGACAATAGACAGGTGGTATTTTTAAATGAAGACAGCATCAAGAATTAATTTACCAGAAATAGTTGGTAATGGTTACGGCAAATACTGGCACAGTAAAAATTTTTATAGAGTGGTCAAAGGTTCACGTGGTAGTAAAAAATCAAAGACTACAGCTTTAAATTTTATAGTAAGGCTTTTAAAATATCCTTGGGCGAATTTGCTGGTAGTCAGAAGATATTCTAACACTAATAAACAATCAACATACACCGATTTTAAATGGGCTTGTAACAGATTAGGCGTTACACACTTGTTTAAATTCAATGAAAGTCTACCAGAAATAACTGTTAAGGCTACGGGCCAAAAGATATTATTTAGGGGGCTTGATGATGAATTAAAAATCACGTCAATTACTGTTGATGTTGGGATACTTTGCTGGGCGTGGTTCGAGGAGGCTTACCAGATTGAAACCGAAGATAAATTTAGTACGGTTGTTGAGTCAATTCGTGGTACTTACAATAGCGAAGATTTTTTCAAGCAAATAACAGTAACATTCAACCCTTGGAATGAACGGCACTGGTTAAAATCTGTATTTTTTGATGAAGATACAAAGCGAGCTGATACCTTATCATTAACTACTACTTACAAATGCAATGAATGGCTTGACGAGATAGATGTTAAACGATACGAAGATTTATACAATACAAATCCACGTAGGGCCAGAATTGTCTGCGATGGTGAGTGGGGCGTTGCCGAAGGTCTAGTTTATGAAAATGTTATAATCGAAGAATTTAGTGTCCGTGATTTATTGAAAGACGGTTTACAATTAGCGGTTGGTCTTGACTTTGGTTTTATTCATGACCCTACAGCCTTAATCGTGTTTTTAATAGGCGATAAAGATATTTATATTTTTGATGAAGCATATAAAAAAGGACTTAATACACGTGAAATTGCTGAAATGATAAAAAATAAAGGTTACAACAAATCAACTATAATAGCTGATAGTGCCGAAAGTAGATTGATATCAGAACTTAAACGAGAACATGATATTAACCGAATAATATGCTCAAGAAAAGGTAAAGACAGCATAAACGCTGGTATTTCTAAATTACAAGGTTATACAATTCACGTGTTACCGACTTGTAAACATACTATTGATGAATTTTATAGTTATTCATATTCAAAAGATAGGGACGGCAAATGGTTAAACAGCCCTAATGATGAAAATAACCACCTTATGGACGCTTTGCGATATGGTATGCAAGTATTAGATATTACAAAACAATTTGATGTTGATAAAGCAGTAAATACTGTTAACACACTATTCAGGAGGTAATAATGGATAAAGTAGAAGAATTTGAAGCTGGTGTAACTGGTTATACTGGTGGAAGAAATGACAACATAATATTTGATAATAAAGCAAATGAAATATTTAGGTATTCTAACGTTGATGAACTTTTAAACACTGAAAAGGGTAAAAAAGCGTTATGTAATATGTTGAATGTTTTTTTTGATTTACAAATTAAAAGATTAAAAGTATTAAAAACTTATGCTCACGGCGATAATTATAGCATTATCACAGGTAAGCGAAGACTAGACAGAGAAAAAGCCGATTATAGAGTGCGTCACAAATGGGGCGGTTATATTTCTAACTTTGCTACAAACTATGTGTTAGGTAATCCAGTTACGGTTGGCGTTATGGAAAACACAGAAGAAAAACAGCTTGAAACAATAAAAGATATCGAGTGGCAAAATGATATTGATTTTTTAAATAATGATTTAGCTTTCGATACTTCTGTTTATGGCCGTGCTTTCGAGTATCATTTTAGAGATGAAAACAACATTGATAGAGTAGTATTAATTGACCCGTTAGAAATGTTTGTTATTAGAGATTTAACGGTCGAACAAAATATGATAGCTGCGGTACACTTACCAAAATATGATGATAATGTAAACATGACTTTATATACTCATGATGAAATTATCACGTTTAAACCATATAAAACAGGTGCTATCCGATTAGTTGTAGAAAATGTAACAAAGCACAGTTACAATGACGTTCCTGTTGTTGAGTGGTGGAACAACCGTTATAGACAAGGCGATTTTGAGTCAGAACTATCTTTAATTGACGCTTACGATGCTGGCCAGTCTGATACTGCCAACTATATGAGCGATTTAAATGATGCTATGTTGGTTATTAAGGGCGACTTAAATTCTATGGGGCTAGACCCCGAATCTGCGTCTAAAATGAAAGATAGTAACATGTTATTTTTACAAACTGGTACAAATATGAATGGTGGCCAAACTACTGCTGATGCTAATTACATATATAAACAATATGATGTTAACGGAGTGGAGGCTTACAAAAATAGAATTGCTAATGATATTCACAGGTTTAGCCGTATTCCAAACCTTGAAGATGATAGGTTTAATGCTACTCAATCTGGTATAGCTTTGTTGTATAAAATGATAGGGCTGGAGCAAGTCAGAAAAAGCAAGGAAATTTATTATACAAAGGCTTTACGCCGAAGATATGAATTGATTAGTAATATTCATAAGGTAATTAATGCACCGTTGATTGAAGCTGACAAACTTACATTTACATTTCATCCAAATATACCACAAGACGTGTGGACGGAGATTAAAACGTACATAGAAAGCGGTGGTGAAATATCTCAAGAAACATTAATGAATAATGCATCATTTACTGATTTTAAAACGGAAAATGAAAGATTAAAAAAACAGAACGGATCGCTTGATTTTGAATTTAACCGAGGTGTAAACGATGAAGAAACTGACACCGACACAACGTTATAATCAAGAAAGAAAAGCACAGTCTGATTTAATTAAGCGAGATGTTGACCGTGATAAATTAATCGAGGAAATATACAAATCCGCTGAAAATAGGATACAAAAACGTATTGACAGCTATTATTTGAGATATGCTAACTCAACAGGTTTAACAAAACAAGAGGCGATGAAAATAGCTGATAGCATGGACGTAACTCAATATAGTAATGCGGCTGCGATAGCCGTTAGAAACCGTGATTTTAGCGAGCAAACTAATAAATGGTTAAAAGTTTATAACTTAAAAATGAAAGTTAGTAGACTGGAATTACTCAAAAGACAGTTACAGCTGGAAATAATGCTAATGACGGCAGGTTTATTTGATATGTTTAACGAGGAGCGAGAAAAGGAACTTGAAAAAGAATACACAAGGCAAGCTGGAATTTTGGGGCTTTCTATAGGTGAAGTACCTGAACGGTTAAAACGAGTGTTAAACGCCGATTTTTACGGTGCTACATTCTCTAGTAGGGTATGGGGTAGGAACGGACTCCAACACGGCTTACAACGTGAAATTTTTAGCTCATTGAACCGTATTTACACCGATATGGACGGTTATAAGAAAGAAATGAACAGATTGTCTGATAAATTCCAGACTAGCAAATATAATGCACAGCGTTTATTAAAAACTGAAATAGCAAGAATTAACGCCGATACTCAACTAACAATGTACAAAGACGTTGGCTTTACTCATTTAATATATGTAGCGGAACCGGGGGCTTGTGATATATGCGGTAAACTTAATAAAACTAAAATACCGATTGATGAAGCCGAAAAAGGTGTAAACATGTTCCCAATGCACCCGAATTGTAGGTGTTCAACATTTGCACAGTTTGAACTAGTCTATAAAGACGGTAGAACAAATTTAGATGAATATAAAACAGATGAATAAAATCGTCCTTAGCATGACGTTAAAAGGCTTTTTTATTATGCCCAATCACTTATCGGCAATAAAAGGTGATGTCGTGGAGGTATGCACGTAAAAGCGTAAAAGAAAGGATAAAAACAATGGCAGAAGAACTAAACAACGTAGAAGAAACTGAACAAGAGCAAGTCGACACTCAAGAACAGGATCAATCTACCGAAAAAATGGTTACAGTTGCAGAAATGACTAGACGTATTAACAAAGTCAAAAGTCAAAACGAGGAAGCTATCTCAACAGCAGTAAAAGAAGCTATTGAAAAATATAAAGCTGAATCAGAGTTAACTGGTAAGGAATTAGACGAGTATCGAAAGAAAGAAGCTGAAAAGGAAAAACAAGCGTTACTTGAAAAAATTACGACATTAGAACAAGAGCAAGTGAAACGTGAGTTGACTGATGAAGCTATAAAGTCGCTATCAAGTCGAAAATTACCTGTTAACGAAAAAGTATTAGCGTTTGTCGTGAGAGACAACGCAGACGATACTTTAAAAGCGATTGAAGATTTTAGCAGTATTATCGCTGATATTAAGGCGGAATTTACAAAATCGAAAGCTCCAAATGTATCGTCAAGTTTTGGTGAAAGCTCAAGCACTTCACGAACGGAAATATTTAGAAATTCAAGGATTATAAAATAAGGAGATAAGATAAAATGACAGTACAAACATTCGATCCAGCTAAAGTATTAGTATCGGAGAAAAAAGATGGTAAATTTTACGGAAAATTTACTGATATTATCATGAAAGAGGTCGCTGAAAATTCATTAGTAATGCAATTAGGTCGTTATATTGAAATGGACGGTAAACAGGAGAAAAAATTCATAATTCAAACTGACGGGGTGTCAGCATACTGGGTAAATGAGACGGAAAAAATCAAGACTGATAAACCGGAATTAATTGAAGCTACTTTAGTTGCTAAAAAATTAGGTATTATCCTAGTGGCTTCACGTGAAGCTTTAAATTATACTTGGCAACGATTTTTCGATGAGATGAAACCGCAAATCGTGGACGCTTTCTACAAAAAAATCGATGAAGCCGGACTACTTGGAGTAGAAAATCCGTTTGCTAATTCAGTAACAAAAGTTGCTACTGACAGCGGAGCGGTAATTCAAGGACCAATTAACTACGAAAACATTCTGAAATTAGAAGAAAAACTATATGAGAATGATATTGAACCAAATGCGTTCGTATCTAAGATACAAAACAGACCGGCTTTACGTGAGTCACGTGACGGAGATAAAAAGACTATTTACGATAAAACAAACAACACTCTTGACGGTATTATCGTAACAGATATGAAGTCTAAACAGCTTAAAAAAGGTGATTTAATCGCAGGTAACTTTGACCACTTAGTTTACGGTGTACCTTACAACATTACTTACAAAATTTCGGAAGAAGGTCAAATTTCTACGATGAAAAATTCAGATGATACACCGATTAATCTATTCGAACAAGAAATGATTGCTATTCGTGCAACAATGGACATCGGAGTTTTAGTAATTAAAGATAAAGCATTCGCTAAATTAACAGCGTCAATTTAGGAGGTAAACAATGTATATTACAGTATCACCATTTATAGATTTACAGGATGAAGAACACGGATATAATAAAGGGGACGTATTTCCACGTCCCGAAGCTATTTATTTGCCAACTCAAGAAAGGTACGATCAAATAGTAGAAGCAGGTTTTATTGTGGAACAAGTGGAAGAAACACCAAAAACTAAAAGTAAAGCAAAAGCAACAGATGAGTCAGAAGAATAATGGACGAAAATCAACTTTCGAAAATTAAAAGAAGATTAGGTATTGTCGACCATGTAGAGAATGATTTAATTTGCGATTTAATCGAAGACGCTGAAAGCTATTTCAAGACATTAACAGGAACAACCGAAGTTGATAAGAAATACAATTTCATGATTGAAAATGTAGTATATAAACTTTATGGTCGCAAAGGTTCAGAAGGTGTTACTTCTGAAACTGTTGACGGTTATTCAGTAACTTATCAAGAGTGGGACAATTTATTCAAGCCTTACATGGCTATTTTAAATAAAGATTTTGGACTGGATGGTTCCTTAAGAGAACGTGGGAGAATTTATTTTCTATGAAGACACCTCACAGAATTACACTGTTATTAGGTACAGGCATTCATATTAAATATAATCCAATTACAGACAATTACGAGCAAGGAGACGCTAAAAAAATGGTGTTACCTTGTTTTGTTAATGTCATTAGTAATAGTAAACAGTTAAAAGATTATGGATCACAAACAGATAAAGTTATTTCTTGCAGATTTATGCAAGAGATAAAACAACCATTCTCAAGGGCGATATTTAATGGCGAGATATTTGAAAGAATGGATAGTATAGACGCACCAATCAAGGGTGCAGTTAAATTAAAAAGGGTGGTGGAATAATGTCGAAAGGGTTTGACATTGAATGGAGAGGTGTTGAAAAGTTAGGTGTAATTGTAAAAAATAGTGGCAATTATTGTGAAGTAAAGGCTGATATGATTGTTAAAAACAATACAGAGAAGTTAAAGGTAAAAGCAAAAGAAAAAGCACCAGTAGATACTCATTTCTTAGTAGATCATATCACAACTAGATATCCTGGTAAGTTAGAAGGACGTGTAATAGGTGAAGCCTCTTATAACGGATATGTAGAGTATGGCACAAGATATCAACCGCCAAAACCTCACATTAGACCGGCTTTAAAAGACGTTGAACGTCAATTTAAAAAGGATATGGATGACCTTATGAAAGGTTTATTTAAGTAATGGTAACAGCAAATCATGCTATTTTTAGACAAATATTTATTGAGTGTTTAGAAGAGACTAAACACACGTTTGACTATTTGCCAGAACCTAACACACCTTATCCATTTATTTACGTTGGTGAAAACACTAGTGTAAATACAGTAAATTTTGACGTTTACGGAGACACCGACATCACAATTCACATTTATGGCTTGCGTTCCGATAGAAAAGCTATAGATGATTTAACAGTTGATATATTATCCCGAATATCTCAAATAAACTTAGCTTTTGGTTATTACTTTACATTTAAAACTTGTTCACAGCAAGATGCACTAGATACAACAGATGTCCAACCTTTGATACATAGAGTGCTGGACGTTAATTTTACATATACAAGAAAGGATATTATAGAAAATGGCAGTAGAATTAATTAGCGGTAAACATTATTTATCGTTTTTCAGAAATTTAAAAGATATGAAAACAAAAGACGCTGACAGAGTAAGATTTATTACTGAAATGAGTCTTAACATGGAAAAAGAGTCAGATGCAAAAACAACAGTTGACGGTATTGTAACAAGTATCGCTGACGGAGAAAACAAAATTGAATTTACTTCACTAGCATATCGTGACAAAGATGCAACAACAATCGAGTTTTGGAAAGAATTACGTCAATGGTTCGTAAACGGTGATACAGTTGAAGTATGGCTTGTTGATATTGAGTCAGGTAAAGAAAATGCGGAACATGAAAATAAAGTTGAGTATAATGTTGACTATTTTCAAGGTAAATTTACTTCGTTTGAATTAAGTTCACCTGCGGATGGTACAGTCGAGTTGACTTACTCGTATGCTATTAATGGCCGTGGAGTGCTTAACCATAAGGATGAATTAACAGAAGAACAAAAAAAAGCGGTTCAAGCTGCGCAATATGCTTACCAAAAATTAGCAAAAACAAATTCAATTTAATAATGGGGCGATTAAATTCGCCCTTTTTTTATTTCAGGAGGAAACAAAATGATTTTAACAATTAACAATAAAAACTATGAATTACAATTCGGACTTGGCTTTTTGGCTGAAATGAACAAGAGAAAATCGGCACAATTCGAAGGTATGGCAACTGGTTACGGTGCTATGCAAATTTTACAAATGGGAATGATGATGGGCGACCCGTTAGCACTACTTGATTTAATTAAGGTAGCAACAGCACATTGCCCGCAGAAACCGAGTAATGCTGAACTTGAACAATATTTAACGGAATTAGCTATCAATAAACAAATTACAAATGTTTTCGAGTCTATTTTTAATGAGATAAAAAAGTCGCCGATTTTAGCTTACGCGATGAAAATAACACCAACAGAGGAAGTAACACCAACGGAAGTACAACCAACAGTACAACCGCAAGTAATTACACCTACGACGACTGTATAGCGTTTTTAATAGCTAGACAAGGTTTATCGTATTCAGAGGCTTACAACACCACTCCGCACCAGTTTAACATATATCACAAGGCTTTTAAAATTCGTGTTAAAGATGAATTATTTTTACGTGCCAAAAGTGCTTGGTTTAACCAAACCGTACAAGCGACTAAAGGTAAGGGAAAGAATACAAGGTCGATATATAAGAAATTCGAAGATTTTTATGACTGGGAACAAGAGATATTTAACGTATTCAATCCAGAAGAAATTGAACAATCTCAACATAGTATAGCGGATATTAATGAGCTTATGAATGAATTTTACAATAAGGAGGGGGCTTAATATGTCGTCTTTTGACGTAACGGCTATATTAAAAGCTAATGTCAGTAATTTTACTGGCGGTATTAAAGAGGCTCAATCGGTTTTTGAGGGCTTTAAAAGTCGTACTAATAGGACGTTTGAGTCAGTAGCGAGCGGTTTTGGAACTGCTGGAACGGCAATGTCGGCAAGTTTTACAGCCCCGGCAGTAGCTGGAATAACATCAGTAATAAAATCATATGCTAGTTTAGAACAAGCTGTAGGAGGAGTTAGGACGTTATTCGCAAATTCAATGGGGGATGCTTCTCAAGAGGTTATCAACAACGCCAACAGGGCTTTCCAAACAGCTGGAGTAAGTGCCACTAAATATATGGAGCAGATATCGTCATTTTCGGCTACTTTATTACAAGGTTTAGCAGGCGATACTGCTTCTGCTGCGAAATACGGAGATAAGGCCATTATAGATATGGCGGATAATGCCAATAAAATGGGTACGTCAATAACTGATATCCAGAACGCTTATCAAGGTTTTGCAAAAGATAACTTTACAATGTTAGATAACCTGAAACTTGGGTACGGTGGTACTCAAGAGGAAATGGCAAGACTTGTTAACGAGTCAGGAGTTATGGGGGCTAGTTTTAAAGCAACAGCTAAAAACGTTAAAGATATTCCATTCCACAAATTAATTGATGCTATTCACGAAACTCAAAAAAGATTAGGTATTACAGGGGCTACAGCCGAGGAGGCTGCGAGTACTGTTAGTGGTTCGTTCGAGGCGATGAAAGCTGCGGGCCAAAACTTAGTTGGTGGTCTTGGGAATAACGAGGCAAATATCCGTGAATTAATGTCTAATATGGGCGTAACAATCAGAAACTTTGCATCAAACATTAAACGAGTATTAATGAATATCTGGAATAATTTACCAATGGCGGAGTGGCAAAAATGGATAGCATTAATCGCTGTTAGTGCTGGGCCGGTATTGTTAGCTATTAGTGGAATAATGAAAGCGGTCGGGGCGATGAAGTCAGTTTTTGCTGGCTTATCAGTCTTATCAAATCCGTTTGCATTAATAATTGTGAGTTTAGGGGCGTTAGTATTAGCGTTTAAATATGCTTACAATCACTCCGAAACTTTCCGAAAAATAATTGATGCTACCGTAAATACTGTTAGTACTTTGTTCGGTAAGTTAAAATCGGCAGTACAGCCTGTTATTGACGTTATCGGGAATTTATTTAGTAAGTTTAATGTAGGGGCGTTTGCACCGTTGATAGGTGCTATAGGTTTAGTTACCGTTGCATTTTTAAAATTAAAAAATCTGAAAATTAAACCACCTGAAATTAAACCACCAAATATTGCTAATGTTTTTAAACCAATGACTGACTTTGTAAAAGGTATTGGAAATTCAATCAAAAGTGTTTTAACTGGTATCGGTCAAGCTATTTCAACAGCCTTTCAAGGTATAGGAACGGGCTTAGCTACAATGTTTAGAGGAATAGCGTTAGTCAATCCAGCTACGATGTTAGCATTTGCTGCGGCGGTGTTAGCGGTTGGTGCTGCGATTACTTTAATCTTAACACAAAGTGACGGTTTAACAGCTTTATTTAATGGTATCGGAACAGTTGTAACTTCTGTTGGAACTGCGATAGCGACTGTTATTTCTTCAATCTCAACATTAGCACCAGTTATTACGGCTTTTGGAACGGCACTTGCTACAGTTATTTCATCAATCTCAACTGGAATAGCTACGGTTATTACTGCCGTTACACCAATTATACAAATACTGGCTGACGCTTTTGTTAAGGTTGCACCAATTATTGCAAATGCTATTGTTCAGATTATTCAAGCCTTAGCACCGTTTATGCCGTCAATCACTCAATTAGCTACGGTGGTTGCTGGTGTAATTAGTCAAATTGTTGGGGCGTTTAATACTTTAGTTGGTCAAATAGTACCAATTTTAGAACAGGTCAAAGGTATTGTAGAGGCGTTCGGTGAAGTGCTATCAAAAGTATTTAGCGGAGCTTCTGACGTTATCAAATCGTTTGGAGATGCTGTAAGTAGTATTCTTGACTCATTAGCAGGTGTATTTGACTCAATCGGTAATGCTGCGTTAAATGCTGGTAATGGTTTTAAAGCCTTAGCCGAAGGTGTAGTAATGATTACTAACACAGGTTTAGCGGACTTAACAGCGTCACTTGCTGCGACTGCGACTGGACTTGGGGCGATAGCTTTACAAGGTCCGGGACTTGCTACGGCTGGTCAAGCAATGACAATGCTAGGTACGGGAATGATGTTATTCGGTCAAGCAAGTGTAATGCTTCAAACAACATTAACAGCCTTACCAACATTATTAACTGCTTTTACTACCGCATTAACTAACTTACCAACAATTTTAACAAGTACGGTAACGGCAATGACTACTTTCGGATCAAATATCCAAAATGCATTAACTGGACTTACGGGGCTTGGTTCAATCGTTACACAATTTAACGCTATGCTTATGACAATAGCACCTGCTACTATGTTAGCTGGTGTAGGTCTAGCGTCGTTTAATGCTCAAGCTAGTAGTGCGAATAGCGCTTTAGTAAGTTTAGGAGCGAGTGCGAATACTGCTCAAGGTAGTATTGTTGCGTTGGGGGCTGGAATTCAATCGGCTATGGCAAATGCTACAGCGTCAATTGCGAATGCTGGTTCTCAAATGGCTACAACGGTTCAATATGCTGGTACTCAAATGACAGTAATTATGCAAGCTGCAATGAACCAAATTAAAAGTGCTATCATTAACGGTATGAATTCTAGTTTGCAAGTTGTTAGAACGGAAATGACACAAATGGTTGAAATATTCCGAACTGCTGGCCAAAATATGGTGACCGAGTGGGATAATGTAGGGCGTAAGTTGGTTGAAAAATCAAACGAGACTGTAAACAATATCCGTAATGCTTTAAATAATATTAGTAATATTAATTTATACAACCATGGTTTAGCCGTAATGCAATCTTTTGCTCAAGGACTAGACGCCGAGTGGCGAAGAATTCAATCGAGTGTTAGTAGCATGGCGCAGTGGATAAAAGAACATAAGGGGCCAATCTCTTATGATAGACGCTTATTAATCGATAACGGTATAGCGCTTATGAAAGGTTTACATCGTGGAATTAGCACAGGTTTTGTTGAAGTACAAAATCTAGTTAGTAGTATGGCAAATACCATTTCTACAGCTTTAAATAGTGCAATTGATACTGAAATGAGATTAGCAGGTTTGGAAGCAAGAACGACTAGCGGTATTTCAGTAGCTCATACACCTCAAAGCGTTAATCACAGCATTAATAATACAGCTTCAAATCGTGATTTAATCAACAAGATTGATGAATTAATTACGGAAACTAAAAACGGCAAATTTGTTTATTTAGATGGGCAAAAAGTTGGAAATACCGTCGATAAACGTTTGGGCCAAAATACACAAATCAGGAGTAGGACGTCATGGTATGAGAAATTAAAGAATTTATCCAATTTATGAATTTTAATTCAAAAAACGAAAAATTGTATATGGTTGAAAGACAAGCACCTACACCAGATGAAAAAGAAATTATCAAGGACTTACCGTTCAGTCAAGGCGTCCTTGATTTTTCGGCTTTATTAGGTGAACGTGTTTTTAAAAACAGAGATATTACATATAAATTCAGATTATTTAATACTCCGTATTCTGAACGTAAATTTGTTGAACGTAGAATTAAACAGCGTTTAATGTTGCATAATCAACAAAAATTATTTGAGACGCACAACGTCAATTATTACTGGCTTGGTAAATGCAAATCAGTAGAGGTTGAGAACGATTATAAATTTAATGGTTTGCTTGTAACAATAGTATTTAATTGCTATCCGTTTTTAATCGGTGAAAAAAATAAGTTTGATGATAATTTTAATGAATTGTATGATAACCCCCACGAAGTAATAGCTAATTACACTAAATACGAGGTAAATGGCAAATTAAAATTCCCGTTATTTAATGCTGGTTCGGTATCGATTAAACCAACAATTACTGCTGATAGTAATTTTAAAGTAACGGTCAATGAAGATACCGCAAATATTACAAGCGGTGATAATTCAGATTATTATTTGAGTTTGCGACCTGGTGTAAACGACGTTACTGTAGAGGGCTACGGCACAATTTATTTCCATTTTAGAAAAGAGGTAATGGCATGATACAACTTGGATATAGAGCGATATATTATGAGAATTTCAACGATAAAGTAGGTAAGATAATGCATGAAACACAAGTTGACGGATACAAGGTTGCTAGTGGTAAAATCACTCAATCTTTATCTGAAATACCTACATTTGAATTTGAATTAATGTACGACCACCCACTTTACAACAAAACGGATCCCATTAATGGACTGGTTAAAGTTGTGAACAAATACGATGGTGAAATTGAATTTTACGGGCGTGTCTTGAAACCGACATCACAAATGGATAATAGCGGACTATTTTCAAAAACGTTGATATGCGAGTCGGTGTTAGGTTATTTGCAAGACTCAACTCAAACATTTGAAAAGGTAAGTAATAACGGTGTATTAGATTATTTTCAGAGAATTATTAATACACATAATTCTCAAGTAGAGGAACATAAACGATTTAAAATTGGTAAAATCACAGTTAAAAATCAGTCTGATGTACCTTATCGATATATAGGATATGAAACAACTTTTGATACTATCAAAAATAATTTGATAGGTAAATTAGGTGGATATATCCAATTGCGAGTTGAAAAAGACGGCTTGTATTTAGATTACTTAGAGAAAGTTGGTGAGGATAAAAAAAGCCCAATCCAACTGGGAACTAATATTGAAACTGCAAGCCGTGAGTTAGATTTAAGTAATTTAATCACAAGACTTGTGCCACTTGGTGCTGATATTCAAGATACAGGACGTTCAGAGGAAACAGGTCAATTTGTGATAAGGGAACGAGTCACGATTGATAGAGTTAACGGCGGTAAAAGATATATAGAGGACGCTGAATTGGTTAAAAAATTCGGTATTATCCAACGTCCTGTAGACTGGACGAATATTGAAAGTGACCATATTTTATTACAACGTGGCAAACAATATATGAACGCTCAAAAAATAGCTATTTCATCTTGGAATGTATCAGTTGTTGAATTGTATTTAATTGATAATACTTACGATAAATTTAAACTAGGTAATACACACCCTGTTGACAATGCTCCGTTATCTGGTGTAGAAAGATTACAAATTATAAAAAAAGTAATTGATATTGTACAACCGGAGTCAGTCGACTTGACTGTTGGTTCTGATAGCATCACGTTATCGAAATTCCAACTGCAACAACAAGAGGCGGCGAAGTCAATGGAAAAAGTACTGGCTGACAATAACGCAAGACAGGCTCAAATAGCAAAAGAAACGGCGAAGTCAAATCAATTAGCGGTATTACAATCTGAATTAGCGACTTATAATTCAATCGTTGAAACAAATACTAAAGAAATAAAATTAATTGATGAACAAATATCTAAATTAAACGCTGAAAAAGATAAAGCAACAATTAGTAATTTGAAATTACAAAAAGAAATTACTCAAAATAAACTTAATCAGTATAAAACAAAAGTTGCTGAATTAGATAAAAAAATTAAAGAATTAAACAAAGGAAGTGAGAAAGCTCAATGACGTATGATTTTAACACATTAAAACAAACCGTAGGTGAGGCAACAAGCCGACCTACATTTTATACTGACTTTGAGGACGTGCCAACCGATAAATTACATCAAATATCCGAGCTAACCGAGTGGATAAGAACAAAAAGTAAAGGTTCTGACATTCGAGAAATAATTGCACAGTTATTTGAACGTACTTGGTTGGAGGGAGTCCGAGAAGGCAATTCCAATATGGAAGTATCACAAGCAAGAGGGAATTTTAACGAGTTAGCAAAACGACTTAACAATTTAGATGCGGTTGTTGAAAGTAAGGCAGATTTAAACGAGATTAACACTAAATTAAAAAATCTAGCGTCAGTAAGCCCGAAAGGTACTTTTGCCAACCTTTCCGCTTTACAACAAGCCCACCCAAACGGAGATAGTGGGACGTATATTACAACTGACAACAAAAACTGGAATTACTGGAGCGGTTCAGCGTGGGTAAGCGGTGGTATTTACCAATCTTCGGCAGTAAGCCCGTTAGAAACGTTTGCGTTTGTTGCTGGTGATAAACCTATTAACTTTAATAATGCTAGTAAACTTATCGAAATAACTGGTAATAATACATATTTATTACAAGGCAAAGTAAATGCTATCACTAAAGGTTCGGTTGCGTATCCGTCAAGCTCAGCGTGGTTAGTGATTGACACTATCACAAAGCGATTAAAAACAGCTTTCAACCCAACAACTAGTGATATTGTTGTAGGTGCTATTTTTAACCCTGATACACCAACGCCAATTATTACATTTAACGGTATTAACACTATTGACGGCTTACACCCGTTAACCTCTCCAGAAGTTATCCCGTTCAGTCAATATTCATTATTTACAAACAACAAAAATATTGTACTTGATAAAAAAAATAAAGTCTTAAAATTCCCGCAAACTAACGTGATTATCGGTTCAAAAGAAAACTGGGTACAACCTCAAGATTTACAATTAAACGGTAGTGCTGGTTATATTTTATTTAATACAACTACCAACTTATTCGAAGTCGGTGGAGCTGATAGAAAATCATTAGTAAATGTTGTCGGATATTATCACATTGAACGTGAACAAATTCATTTAAATACTAATATGATTAGTACGCGTATGAAAAAAATAGCTTGTTTAGGCGACTCAATAACCGAAGGAGTTAACGCTAACGGTTGGCAATGGCACAGGTACATCGATAAATGGTTCAAAAATAATGGAACTGAAACAACAATCGTTAACCTTGGAATAGGTGGAACGTCCGTTTGTACATCAAGTTACGTTACAGATACATTGAAACCATTTGTAAATAGAATAGCAACTATTCCAGTAGACGCTGACGTTGCCGTTATTTTTGGCGGGACTAATGACTGGGGGAACAATGCAACATTAGGAACAATCACAGATACTGGCACAGAAACGTTTTACGGTGCTTACAAGTACATGTTAGAGTGGTTGGCAGTCAATCGTCCAAACACTAAAGTAATAACAATTACACCGTTAAAACGATACTTTAGAGGCGGTGGCACAACATGGGTGAATGCTCAGACAACACCTAATAACAAGGGACAGTTATTACAAGACTATGTTCGAGCTGTAAAAGAAGTATCTAAGATGTACGGCGTACCATGTGTAGACTTACATAACGAGTCGGGACTTAACCCAGAAATAGAAGTTGTTAGAAATAAATTTATCCCGGACGGTTTACACCCGAATGAAGTTGGATCAGAAAAAATGTATGGTGTGATTTTAGATAAATTACGACCGCTAGTTGAGTATTAGGGGGTGCAATTTATGGAAGTGACATTGCCAGAATTAGCGGAACGCTATTATCATTTAGTTAAGGACGTTTATATTCATGCTTTTACATTAATAATTGTGCTTGATGTGTTAACTGGATTAGCAAAGGCGTTTGTAACAAAAAAACTAAATTCAACAGTAAATAGACGTGGATTAATTGAACATGGAATTGTTGCAATAATGTGCATTACAGTATATCCGTATATGCTGTATTTAGGTTTTAACGAGTTTGCAACAGCCTTCTTGTTATTCTTCACAGTTGGTTACTGCTTATCTTTAATTGAGAATTTAAGTGCGTTAGGAGTACCATTCCCTGCTGGACTTAAAAGACGGTTAGAGAAATTGCGAGATGAATTAGACGGCAAGGAGTAATATATATGCAAAAAATTATTAGATTAGAAACAGAAAATACACCACTTGAACGTTGGACAGAAAATAGTGCTTGTGAAATATATTCGCATGATACTAACAACGGACATTTTGAAATAGAGGTAATGAATGAGGCTTTGACTGATGAAACAGTCACAGCCTTATTTATTTTCGAAGAAAGCGAGTCAGTATGGCGAACTGAGGGAACAGTTGAGGAAAACAAGATTAAATTTAAATTTGATACAACGTTAATAACTCAAGATGAAACTGTAGTTTGTGTGTTGTATCTTGACAACGAACGAGAGAATAACGACTTTTATCGATTTTCTTTTAAAGTAAAAATATCAGAGATTGACAAACTAGACAATCTAACGATTAAAGAACGATTATTTAAGAATAATCTGATTATTGATAGATTAGAAGTTGTCACAAAAGATGAATTAAAAGAAGCATTAAAAAATCTTGATTTAAGCAGCATTTCAACAGAAGGACTTTTAACTGAAGAAAAAGCTAACGGCTTGTATGCTAAAATAAGCGAGTTAGAAGCGGTAGAAAGTAAATTAATCACTCAAGAACAGCTTACATCGACTAAAAATGAAGTTGTAACAGAGATTAACAATAGGTTAGAGAATTATGCACTAAAAACTAATATCCCGGAACCATACAATGATACAAATTTAGTTAGTAGGGTTAGTGAACTTGAGAACAAGCAAGATAAAGACACGGTTTACGACGATAGCGATTTAAAAGCACGTATTAGCGTTTTGGAAAATAGAGAAGATAATAACACTATTTATGACGATACGAGAGTTAGGGAGCGTCTGACAGTGCTTGAGAACAAGCCTAACGTAGATATATCAAATTTAGCTACTAAAGAAGAATTAGAGACAGTACGTGGTAGTCAACCAAATATTGACAACCTTGTAACAAGGGATGAATTAGAGAATAAACATTATATTTCTGATATTTCAAACCTTGCTACTAAAGAAGAATTACAAGAGGTTAGGAACAGTCAACCAACAATTGACACTTCAAACCTTGTAACTAAGCAAGAGTTAGAGGAGAAGCATTTTCTAACTACACATCAAGATTTATCTGAATATGCTTTAAAAAGCGAGTTGCCACAACCTTACAATGATAGTGCATTAGTACAAAAAATTGGACAATTGGAAGCTAGAGTAGATAACGATACTATCTACAACGACACAGAAGTAAAAAACAGACTTACAGAACTTGAGAATAAGCCTGTTGTTGATACTTCTGTTTTTGTTACTGATGAGAAATTATCTAACTATGCTTTAAAATCTGAATTGCCAACACCATATAACGACAAACCACTAAACGAACGTGTAACAGCTTTAGAGAGTAAGGCAATCGAGGGTGGCGCATATGATGATAGTGATTTAAGAAATAGAGTAGTAGCTTTAGAAAGCAAAGAAGATAAGGACACTAAATACGATGACACAGATTTAAGAAATCGTGTAACAACGTTAGAAAACAAACCAACTCTTGATACTTCTGAATTTGTAACAAATCAAGCGTTAGAAAGTAAGAATTACATAACCGAAGAAACGTTAGATAACAAAGGTTATGCCAAAACTTCTGAAATTCCAACACCATATAACGATAGCGAAGTTAAACAACGACTTACTAACCTTGAAAGTATTGATACATCAAAATTTATAACTGATGAAAAATTAGAAAGTAAGGGTTATTTAAAGTCACATCAAGATATCACAGGATTAGCAACTAAAGAAGAAATAGCAAACCTTGTTACTAATGATCAATTAGAAGCAAAACATTATATCACTGGTACAGCATTAGAAAACTACGCTTTAAAATCAGATATTCCACAAGGATATAATGACACAGAAGTCAAAGAACGATTGACTGTACTTGAGAATAAGCAAGACAAAGACACAGTGTATAACGACACAGAACTAAGAACTAGAGTTAGTGAATTGGAGCAACGACCTATTGCGACACCATACAATGATACAGCCTTAAGTGATAGAGTATCAGCATTAGAGAACAAGCAAGATAAAGACACTATATACAATGATAATGAGTTAAGACAACGTGTTGAAGTGCTTGAGAATGTCGATACATCAAAATTCATCACAGAGGAAGTATTAGAAAGCAAGAACTATTTAACGACACCTTACAATGACACACCGTTAAAAGAACGTGTAGAAGTGCTTGAAAATAAGGTTGATAAAGATACAGTGTATAACGATGAACCTATTAAGGAACGTTTAACGGCTCTTGAAAGCATACCTAATGTTGATTTAACTGGATATGCTACTAAGGAAGAGTTAAAAGGTAAGGTAAACACTTCTGATTACGATACATTCAAAAATATGGTGGTTACAAAAGGTTATCTTGAAAGTAAGAATTATTTAACGGAGCAATACAACGACAAACCATTAACGGATAGAGTTGTAGCGTTAGAAACTAAACAAGATAACGACACTATATATGACGATAGCGAACTTAAAAGACGTGTAACAACGTTAGAAACAAGAACAGAAAATCTTGTGACAAAAGAAGAACTACACGAAGCAACTGAGATTGATTATTCAAATATAGTGACTACAGATGAATTAGAAGCGAAACATTATGTGACAGAAACTGAATTGAATAACAAAGGTTTTCTAACTCAACATCAAGATATTTCAAATCTTGCAACGAAAGAGGAAATCAAAAAATTTGTTACTCATGAAGAATTACCGCAACCATATAATGATACTAATTTAAGTAACAGAGTTACTGCGTTGGAAAATAAGACAGATAAAGATACTATATATAATGATACAGAATTAAGAAATAGAGTATCTACATTAGAAAGCCGTCCGAATATCGAGGTATCAACGTTAGTTACTAAAGATGAATTAGCTAGTAAAGGTTATTTAACGACACCTTACAATGATAGTGCGTTGGTAAGTCGAGTAACAGCTTTAGAAATTAAGCAAGACAAAGACACCATTTATAATGATACTGAAGTCAAACGACGTTTAACAGCGTTAGAAAGCCGCCCAGCAGTCAAGAACGGTATTAGAAAACCTTTAGTGATAGGTTGGCAGGATATTTATATTCAGAACATGAGATTTTCATCACAAATGAATTTAGTTGACGTTGAAAACAATGTAATTTTAAGAAGTATCAACGGACTTGATATAAGACGTGTAAACAATGCTACTTATGGTTACGTTATTTTTAATAACAAAACTAAACAATTCACACTAGAAATTCTAGAAACTGATTTAAGCAAAAAAACAAGCGACGATTATCTAATCACGGTAATGTGGAATAATGGTTATTATACGGATAACGGAGCTTTAAAAAATAAAAGATAGGAGATAAAACAAATGGAACAAATACAACAATTACAACAATTTTTAGTGCCAGTTATAGTAATTTTACTTAATTTATTAGGTAAAGTTTTAAAAGAGTGGAACGTATTTCCAACTGAATATATACCAAGTGTGTTAGGTACTTTAGGTGGTATCATTGGAGTACTATTATTTAAGGACGCTAACGCAGTATTAGTCGGAGTTGGAGCAGTAGGACTGCACCAAATTTATAAACAAACAAAAACGGAGGATAAAAACAATGGTTAAAACATTAACAATAGTAAACGAGGTTAAAAAATTAGCAGATTATGGTATCGGAGTTGACCAAGACGGAGTTTGGGGTACTCAATGTGTAGATGAACCAAATTACATTTCGGTTAAATATTTCAATAAACCGTTATGGGGAAATGCTATCGATTTATTAGATAGTGCAAAGGCGTTAGGATACCGCGTCGAATATAATGAATTAGGTAATATTGAAAGCCGTCCACGAGCTGGTGCCGTATTTGTAATGGATACAACTTATATATACGGACATCCGTTTGGCCATACTGGAGTTGTTATCGAGGATAGTGACGGTTATACAATGAAAACTGTAGAACAAAACGTTGACGGTAACGCTGATAGCTTAACAGTTGGAGGGCCAGCCCGTTATGTTACACGTAACTTTGACGGCATCGTAGGTTGGTTTTATTTCCCAACAGATGATAGCGATGAAACAGTACCTGAAACATCTGACTTATTAACATTACCAGAAGTACGTGTTTATACGGTTGGAGTTGAAAAACTTAATATTAGAAATGCACCGTCATTAGATGCTGAAATAGTAGGAACTTATGAACAAGGCGAAGAATTTAATTACATGGAATTTATCAACGCTAACGGTTATGAGTGGCTTTCTTACGTGTCTAATAGCGGTGTAAGACGTTATGTAGCATCAATGAATTTAGAAACATTTGAAACTCACGGTACATGGCGTAGAAAATAAGACAACACCCCCACTTTTAGTGGGGGCTTATTTTTTATGCATTTTTTTAAAAAGTTTTAAAATATCTATTGACATTATACCTTATATAAGGTATAATTAATAATGTAAAGGAGGTGAGGTAGTGAGTAACAAAAGAAATAAAAAAACAGACTCTCACAAAGACAAGATGCTTGGCTTAGCAACTGTGTTAGCTATCTTAGAGATAGTAAACACAATTCTTGAAATTATCGAGAAAGTCTGCAAATAACCTATTAGGGAACGGAGCTTTTATAAGCTCCTAGTACCTAAATGTTTACTCACATTATATCATGAAAAAAGAAAAAATACAAACTATGATTATAGTATTAGGTATATTCGCCGTGATAATTTCAATTATATTAAAACTTATTTAGGAGGTTTTACAATGATAGATCGAGTAATTAAACAAATAGAAGAATTATTTAATAGTAATTTAACTGATTATAGAATTTCAAAAGATACTGGATTGACACTGAGCGTTATTCAAAATTACCGCAGTGGTAAGTATGAGTTAGAAAATATGAGTTTTAAAGTAGCAAAAAAATTAATTAGATATGCGGAGGAATTAAAAACTGACAAATGATGGTTGTTATTAATGGATTAGTATTATAAGAAAGTTCAACAGTAAGATACTGGATAGAAGAAAATTAAAACGACTGTACTTGTTGCTATTCAGTTGATGAATTAAAGGCACATTTAGGATATATGGAAGAAGATGAATACGAGAAATTAGTATTTCAAGTAGATTTTGAAGAAGATGAAGAAAGATCATATCAATTCTATATGAGTGAATATAAAGATGTGTTAAATGGAAATAAATTCACTCTTGACTGTTTAAGAAATACAAGATAATGTTTAATATCTAAAGGGAGCAAAAAATGGACGAAGTACAGAATTATATAATGTTATATAACGTTTTGACATCGTAAAAATGTTGTTTTATATGGTATATAATGTTGTATAAAGTTATGTGTACACTATAAATTAAACTAAAAGGGTTTATGGAATAGTTTTAACAGGTGTTGATATAACAAGGATTTAACGA